ATGCTATAATGGTAGTATAAGAGTAACAGGGTTAACAGTAGTAGCAACGGCTATAAACAGAGATATATCAGATACATAACAGTTAGCACTAAACATAAGTACACTATATAAACAGATGTAGCCCGCGCTTAAACAGTACTGTATGAATACTATTAGCGGTGAATACATAGCTAGTTACTAATAGATGTAACACCTAGTCAACCTCTACCCAGCACCACCGCTACAGCTATCACTTCACCCCAATAGATACGTACAGATACACAGTAGAACAGGGAACAGAGGTGGAACAGAGGTCAACAGTAGTCCAACAGAGGTCAGATTGACGGGGGTAGAGCCCCCCTTTACGCCCCAGTCCCCAGGGGGGTCCCATAGACACATACAACAGGACTATAAGAAGTGAAATCCAAATAATATATGGGAATATAACAAGTCACTACAGATATCCTACAGACCAATCTGTTAGACATTTAAGAAAACAGTGTGTATTATGTACATACCAATCTGTTACAGGAGAATAAATGCCTAAAGTGCGTAAGAACATAGTTATATCTAAGGACGCAGCTGCCATACTGGACGAACAGAATAACCAATCCCAGTACGTAGAGGATTTAATCTTGGGTAAGGGGCAGCCAGTACCCTGGGCTACTATCGAGTACAAGCTAGAAGAGATTAGTAATACTCTAAATGGGAAACCTAATGGACGTTCTAAGAGCGACATCATGTCTGAGATAGATAAATTAGAAGCAGAAAGGACGGAGCGTTTGGAGTACGTGCAGGACAGCCATGAGGCCAATATCCTGAACAAGGAATATCAAGACGACATTAACGGACTATGGAGGGAATTTAATGGACTTACATAAGGAACTAAAGAAGATTGCCAGGAAATTTGAGTGGAACGAGGACGTACTCATTAGTGAGCTTACGCCCCACTTGGATAAATTCATACGATTAGAACGAGCAGCTAACGCTAAATACTACGCCAATATACTCAAACCAGTTATTAAACAGATTAACCTAGACCTGAACGCGGTGGAAACTAGCGATACGGAAAATAGCGATGGTGTAAACTAGAAGCATGGCTAAAAACAGGCTAACACCAAAACAGAAGAGGTTCGTTAAAGAGAAGGTAGACGGCAAGTCGGATTACAAGGCATATGAAGCAGCAGGTTATTCTACTAATACCAACGCTCAGGCCGTGCGGTCTAATGCCCAGAAGCTAAAGAACCAAGACAAGATACAGAACGCTATAGACCTAGCCCTTGCGTATCACGGGGCTACTCCTGAGTTTGCTGTTGGTAGATTGAAGAGTATTGCCGAGCAGGATGAAGAGTTAGGTGCCTCCCGACTAGCCAGCAAGGATATTTTAGAGCTACACGGCTGGAGCAAGAACAACAAACCCCACGTTACCCTCGCTATTAAGAGCAGTTTCTTTACTGAAGCCCGTCCCAGGAAGGTAGATGTGGAAGGATGAGCGTACTAGCTCAAAAACTAGGTAAGTCAGGTACAGCTACGCTAGAGTTCAACCCCCACTCAGGGCAACAAGAGATAGCTGAAGCCATGCTAGACCACCGCTACCTCGTAGTACGGGCAGGTCGTCGGTTCGGTAAGTCTGCACTCGCACTTAACCTAGTTGTACGTGAAGCCTTTAACAACCCAGGACGTTACTGGATTATTGCTCCTGAATATAAGCAAGCTAAATCTATCTACTGGCGAGACCTTGTAGCCGACTACATACCTGAAGGCATGATTGTTAAGAAGAACGACTCAGAGCTCCTCTTAGAGATTATGACCAGGGAAGATGGCAAGACATCCATCATTGAGTTCAAAGGCTCCGACAAGGAGAACACCCTGCGTGGTGCAGGACTTAAAGGTGTTGTATTAGATGAGTACGCCTTCCAGAAGGAAACTGTGTGGGACAAGATTGTAGGACCCATGTTGGTACAGACCGATGGTTGGGCTTTATTTATTACCACCCCTAATGGTGTGGCTAACCACTTCAAGAAGTTCTGGGACCAAGCTAAAGAGCTAGAAACCGAAGGCAAGGAACGTCTCGGTGGCTCTTGGAAAACCTTCCACTTCACCTCATATGACAACCCTATGATTAAACGGGAGAACCTAGACGCGGAGAGAGCCCGTCTAACCGAAGAGTTCTTCTCGCAGGAGTACCTAGCCGACTTTGCCAAGTTCACGGGTCTTATATATACAGGCTTTGACGAGAAGAAGCACGTCAGGGATTTTGAGGTCGATGAAAGCTGGTCTTTCTACCGTGCAATCGACTTTGGAGCTAATGACCCGAACGCAGTGCCCTTTATAGGAATAGATAGGGACGGAATCATCCATGTATTTGATGAAGTGTACATCGCAGGCATCTATACCTCCGAACTAGCCGAACTTATTAAGCAGAAATCAGCTCACAGACACTTTATAGCCAGCTATGCTGACTCCGCAGCCAAACAATCCCGCCTAGATTTGGCCGAAAGGGGCATATATACCATCCCCGTTAAGAAAAACACCGAAGATTCCAACCGTACTTGGCTGACAGCGACCATAGATAAGGTACATCAACTCATAAAAGAGGATAAAATCGTCATACACCCCCGCTGTAAGGGCCTAATTCACGAGTTTATGTCATATTCATGGCGAAAAGACCGAATGGGAGAGGCTGTTAACATCCCCGAAGACAAAAATAACCACCTTTTAGATGCCTTCCGTTATTTCGTGGTGTCTTACAAGGGTAATGAGGAATATGACTTCACGAATTACTTGCAGCGACCAGTTGATTCTGTTACTGGGTACTAAAGTCGTGTATTATAAGAGTAAATGAGCAAACAAAAAGACACCCAAGCTTTAGTAAACGACCGATTTGAGCGAGCCCGCTCCCATCGAGTAACCCATCAAGACGAAATATGGAAGCGTTCGTACCAGAACTGGCGTGGAGAGCTAGACCAGACCCTCTACCCCTGGAGAAGTAAGCTATTTATACCCTGGTCATTCACCGTAGTTGAGACAATTATCCCCAAAGTATTCGCCCGCGACCCTAAATGGAGGGCTTTAAGTCGTTCACCTGACTTTGAAGAGGACGGACCACAGACTGTACAAGACCTATTGACCTACCAATGGATTCGACTAGGTATGAGAACGAAGATGTACGACTATATTAAGGACTCACTCATGTTCTCGAAGGCTTTTGCCAAAGTATCGTGGAACTTCCAGACCAAAACCAAGACGTATAAGGAACCAATAGTCGGTAAAGACGATGTAATTACTTTCGAGACCAGAACTAAGAGCGAAATAGCCAATGACGACCCTAAGATTGACATTGTTGACCCGTTCGACATCTATGTAGACCCTGATGCGACCTCACTAGACGACGCAGTTTACCTAATTCACCGCAAAACAATCCCTCTGGACACCTTAAAAGAGAACCCTAACTACAAGAACCTCGATAAAATCAAGCAAGCCAACTACGCAGACCAGTACATGGACAAATTAGTACGCCATAAAGACAACATCCCACAGAAAGACAAGCACAAAGAGCTCGTAGAAGTCCTAGAGTACTGGGAAGAGGACCGACTAATTGTAGTAGCTAACAGGGGTGTCGTACTAAGAGACGACCCAAATCCTTACTGGCACAAGATGATACCTTTTGTCGAGCTAGACGACTACCGCGACCCGCACAAATTCTACGGACAATCGGAACTATCTGTAATTGACCCACTCCAACGCGAGATTAACTCAATCCGCAACCAGCGACGCGACTGGGATAACATCGCACTTAACCCGCCCATCTTAATGATTCCAGGGACACTGCGGAATCCTAACTCAGCCGTAATGGGTCCTGGGAATGTTTGGATGGTAACGGACTTGAACTCTATGGATGTGTTTACCTTGCCACAACTCCAGGGGTCCTCGTCCGAAATTGAAGAACGAACTGCATCTGATATTCAAAAGACTGTAGCCATTGACGAAATTGGCATTGGACTCCTACCAGACAACCCACAACGACGTTCAGCTACCGAGGTTGTAACCGCCCAGAACATGGCTGGTAAGAGATTTGCTATGAAGATTGCTCTACTAGAAGAGTCAGTTAAGAAGATGGGCCAGATGGTCTTTGCTCTCAACCAACAGTTCCTCGACAAAGAACGAATGATTCAGATTGTTGGTGAACGTGGAGCTACTACCTGGGTAGAACTAGGACCTGAAGACTTGCGTGGAGACTACTTCATCGACATCGAAGCAGGCTCAATGCTACCGAAAGACGAAATAGCAGCCCGTGAGGAAGCCGTACAGCTCTTGCAATACATCACTCCGATAGTTGGACCAGTTATTCAGTCTAATCCTGGCATCATTATGCCTATTATCCGCATGGTTCTCGATACCTTTGAACTACCAGGCAAGCAAGACATCATAGATGAGCTAGAGCAAGCTCTCGGTGTAGCCCAACAGATGAACCAGCAACAACAACAATCTCAAATGGCACAACAAGAAGCACAGGCTATTGGTGCCGTAGAGTCAGCTATAACCCCACCAGAGACAGCACAGGGACGAAGGGCCGACCAAGAGATAGACCGCTCCTTGAATTAAACAAATAGAAAGTGATACACTAGCAGTATGAAAGATTACAAGCACATCAAAATCAAAAAAGGTGGCTCAAAGACTCCTGAAAAAGTCATGGGCAACCAGGGTAAATCAGTAAAAGAGAAGGTTCTAAAGAGCCATTACACGATGCGAAAAACTGGAAACAAGAAGTTCCCAAGTAAATAAAGTAGAAAGACGGTTAGCATGGCGAGTGTTGTAGACCCCGATAAGTATAAAGATAATATTGAAAAAGACTTAAAAGCCTGGAAGGACCTCGTTAAAGTAAAAGACTCAGACGAACTTGAGTCATTCATGAAGGTCCTAGTAGAGGCAGCAGCGTCCAATATGATTCAAGCCTTTACAAGCAGCGACGTAAATTCCTGGGAAGACTTTGTAGAAATACGCGGTCAAGTAAAATCCTACCTATTGCCAATTCAACAGGTGTACAGTGCCCAATCTATGCACGACCACCTCAAGCAACAACTTGACGATTATTACCGTGAGCAGTAAGATTATAGTATGACGGCTAATGACACCCAAGCAACTGAAGCAGACGTGCCTGTAGAGAAGACTACAGATACCACAGAAGCTCAGACTAGCGAGGCCAGCAGCCAGGAAAACGAAGCCCCCGAAGTAACTCAGACAAAAGGCACAGAAGAGGGAACTGATGTCACCACTGAGGTAGAAGCAACGGACACGGCTGAAGAACAAAAACTGTACGCTGGCAAATACAAAACAGTCGAGGACCTAGAAAGTGCATATAAAAATGCCGAATCTACCCTTGGAAAAAGTAACAGCGAAAAAGCAGAGCTCACCAAAGTGCTCAATGAAGCCTTCCTAACTTCACAGCCTAAACAACAGGTGGAAGAAGGCGGTGCCGACGAATACGACGATGACCTACCAACAGGAAATCAGTCAAGTTCAAGCAACGACCCAGTGATACAGCGACTAGTGGTTAACGATGCAGTCACACGATTTGCATTTTCACACCCAGACGCTAACGGGGAAACGATGCAGAAGGTACTTTCCGAAGACCCAAATGTTAAACAAATTGGTGACTTTGATGCCAAGCTTGAATACGCATACCTTAAAAGCCAAAGTATGAGCCAATCACAGGCCATAAAACAGGCCAAAAAAGAAGGTCACAACCAAGCAACAGCAAAAGTAGTCGAAAAACAGACTGCCCAAGTTGAATCAGCGAAAAAGGCTGAGTCAATAGACGAGAAAGCAGAGCTGAAGAACAAAGCGACGACTGGTACGCCAGACGAACGTAAAGCAGCTCGACTTGAGTACTATAAGAAGTATCTCTAAACACACAACTAAACAAAGGAAATAGAAAATGGCCCAACGATTTGTAAGGGACGATAGCTCAGTCAAAGAGTCCGTATTGGACATGATTGTAAACATCGACCCTATTGAAAATTACTTGGTGTCTAACCTTCAGCGTGTAAGTGCTAACGACGAATTTCATTTCGTACCACGTGACACACTCCGCACACCGAGCCTAACAGCTGCGGTTGAAGGTGCAGACCCAACATATGATGGTAACGACCCAACACGAGCGATGAACGTAGAACACATCATCAGCGTCGGATTCGACGTAACTGATTCAGAGCAAGCTACTGACCGATATGGTAGCCCTGAAGACCGTGTAGCCTACGAAACAGAGAAAGCCCTAAAAGACTGGGCTAACTTTGCAGAGTTCGCAGTACTACGCTCAACTGTAGTAACGGGTAACAACTCAACCGCCCGACAGATGGACGGATTGAAGGCTTGTCTAACAATAGACACTAGCCAGTCAGGTGTTTCATTAAGCGAAACAATCCTTAATGATTACCTGCAAAATGTCTGGAACGAAGGTTCCGACGTAGACTTAATCCTAGCCCCAATGAAGCTGAAGCGACGCATCAGTGGATTCAGTGGTGACGGAACTAAGTTCTACAACCAAGAAGACAGACGACTCGTACTTCCAATCGAGATTTACGAATCTGACGCTTCAGGTAAGCCAGTGAAGCTTGTAGCTCACCGCTACATGCAACAGTCAGGCGACACGAACTTCGATATCCTCGGAGTCGAGATGGAACACTTTGCAACTGCATGGTTGCGTGAACCAAAAGTCCGCCCATTGGCGAAGACAGGTGACGCAGAACGTCGCCAGGTAGTCGGTGAATTTACCCTAGAGTGTCGTTCAGACCTCGCAGGTTTCATCGGTCGAGCTCACCTTTAAGAGCTCCAAAACTTCCCCAAGCGAGAGGTCCCACCAGCGGGCCTCTTTCTTTTTATGGTAAAATGTAGATATGGAAAAGACGGTTGTTAAAACAAACATAAATAACAGAGATGGGCAGCTCCTAACCGTCGGGCTGCCCTTTTTTGGGATGTATAATGTTTCACGCTAACGATGGCGAATCAATAAAAAATATAGGTGGCAAGAGCGGAATAGCTATGTGGGCCGAGATTAACGACCTGGTAAACAGGTGGGCTAAGAAGAACCCTAAGGCTGCCAACTTTAACAGGCTTCACAACCAAGCCGTAAGAGATGACACACCAGATAAGAAGTACGCTGAGTGGAGAACAGACGAAGGTAAACAGACTGGTACACGACTCGCACTATCTATCCACCCAGAACTCATCAACTACATCGAAGCTTTCTACCCGAAGTTTTTTGAATCTAAAGAGAACATTCGACGATTCGGGCGTACATACAAGATGTTCCAGATACCAGAGGTTCAGTAATGAAGTTAAGCCTAGCGATGATAGTCAAAGATGGACTACAAGACCTTAAACGACTCAAGCCCTTAGTAGAACCACACATTGACGAGTGGGTCGTAGTGTTCCCACCAGGCGACAAAGCAATCAACTGGGCGAAGAAGAATGGCATTAAGGCCGTTGTTAAGGATTTTACCCAAACAGTCGAGCCTGAGATACGAGAAAAGATGGCTGACCTGAGTGTAGACATTCCTGAAGACTACAAACTATTCAACTTCGCAGATGCACGTAACGAGAGCTTCTCTAAGGCCACTGGAGATTGGATTCTATGGCTTGATGCAGATGACCACCCAAAAGGGCTTAAAACGCTTCGCAAGACGCTTGAGTCTACAAAAGCAGACATTATTGACGTTGTATACGACTATTCAAAGGATTCTGAGGGCGATAGCGTGTCAGACCACGTTCGCGAGCGAGCAGTACGCAACGATGAGCGATTTGTGTGGAAGGGCGGAGCTTTAGGTCTTATTCACGAAACCATCACCTACAAAGAGCCGTTCATACCGAAACGAGACACCCTCACCAAAGAAGAGGTGTTTATCGAGCACCACTCCGACCACCAAGAGCAATCATCTAACCGAAACTTCATAGCGTTGTTGTACGAATACCTAAAGACAGAAGGACGCGACCCACGAACTATCTACTACTTAGGTGTTGAGTTTTTCAACCACAAGATGTTCTACGAAGCTATTACAGTTCTAAAGAAGTACGTTAAAGTCGGTGGCTGGGAAGAAGAGCGTTACCGAGCCTGGCTGAACATAGCTGAGTCCTATCATCAGATTGGCGACAAAGCATCATCTAAGAACGCCTACCTAGCAGCACAAAAGGAACTACCCCAGTACCCAGACTCATACCTTGGGCTAGGAGAATCGTACTACTCAGACGAGGACTATAGTCGGGCTATCGAGTACATAATGACTGGCTTATCCAAGGGGGTGCCCGAAACCAAGTCAGCCATAAACCTAATCAAGTACACCTTCCGACCATACGTGTTCATAGCTTTATCGCATCTAAAGACTGGCCGAGCACAGGAAGGCTACAAGTGGTTCGAGAAAGCCAAGAAGGTTAAACCCAACCACCCCTGGGTAGAGCAGTACCAAGAGCTGTTTGATGATTCTAAGGAACTTGATGACTATGTACGAAGCTTTATAAAGTTAGGGCGGATAGCCAACAAGTTATACCCAGAAACCCTACCGAAACTAGCAGAGGTGATACCTGACGAGATAATGGACCAGGAGATACTACTAAACTTCCGACGACAGTTCGGTGCTACTAAGAAGTGGGGAGACAACTCAATCGTCTACTTCTGTTCACAATCCTTTGAAGAGTGGGGACCAGATAGCCTAGAGACAGGCTGTGGTGGCTCAGAAGAGGCAGTTATCCACCTTACCAAACGCTGGGCTGAAGCTGGCTATGATGTAACGGTGTTTAACAACTGCCCTGTGGAAAAGACTGTGGATGGAGTTACTTGGAAGCGATTCGAGCGGTTTAACCCCAACGACGAGTTCAACATCCTTATAGGCTGGAGAAACAACCCGTTCCTAGAACCCAAGAACGCTAAGAAGAAACTGATTGACGTACACGACGTACCGAGCTTGAGGTTCTTCCCTGAACACACGCTAGAGGATGTAACCATGATGGTGAAATCTAAGTACCACCGCTCACTGTTCCCACACCTAGAAGATGACAACTTCAAAATCATCAATAACGGTATCGACCCGAAACAGTTCGACAAGTCTAAGACTGTGAAGAACAACGTAGTCTGGACATCCAGCTATGACCGAGGTCTCGAACACCTACTAGAGATGTGGCCTGAAGTGAAGAAGAAAGTACCTGACGCAACACTAGATGTGTACTACGGCTTCAACCTATTCGACCAATCCCCCTACGGAAAGAGTGCCAAGGGCAAGGAGTGGAAGGAAACCATGCTTGAGCTACTAGACCAGGACGGAGTTACGGAGCACGGGCGAGTCAACACAGATGAGATAGCAGAAGCCTACAACAAGGCTGACATCTGGGCATACCCAACAGACTTCCCAGAGATAGACTGCATCACCGCCACTAAAGCTATGGCAGCAGGCTGTGTGCCGATTACTACCGACTTTGCGGTAATGAAAGAGCGGAATCAAGGCGTTATGCTCAGGGGAGACATCAGGGATGATTTGGTATTCACCAAGTTCAAATTGATACTAATAGAACTAATGCTAGATGAAGATTCCAAGCAACGTATTCGAGACAATATAGATGTGTCGGATTTCTCTTGGGACTCAGTAGCGTTTAGATGGGCGGAGGAGTTTGATGCCAGGTAAGCTACACGAGAAAGATTTTGATATTGAAAACTACGAGGAGTTCTACTCAGACCACCTCTATGGGTCAGTGGGAACAAATAACATAACTACAGCCGACAAGATTCTAGGACGAGTCAACTGGGCGGTAGAAGTTGCTAAGAAGTCCAATCCTAAGATTGTAGCTGACTTGGGATGCCTAGAGGGTTACTCACTACTGACTGTGCTTAACCGCGTAAAGGGGTCCTCTGGAACAGGGGTAGACCTGTCGAGGGAGGGCATAGAAACAGCGAAGAGGGTGGCCGAAGAGCAGAGCCTAGATGCCATGTTTATAAATGAAAGCATCGAAGATTACCTAGAGGGTGCACCAGACAACTACTTCGACATGGTTATTATGTTTGAGGTCATAGAGCACGTTAAAGACCCAGACGCAGTGTTGCGGGAAATACGACGCACTGCCAAGAAGGGAGCCGACATTCTTATAAGCACCCCAGCCTTTGAATCACCCCACTACGGGATGGATGACGAGCAAAACAAATGCCACATACGCCTATACACGACATCGAAGAAGAGCTACGAAGCTGTTAACCGACACGGAACTAATCGTCTTGCCACCTCTATGCACCAACAGCTAAAAGGCTTCTCTGTTGTATCTCTTGAGGAGGAGGGCGGTCTTATACAGGCTCACGCTAAAGTGCTAGAATAGTGTTATGAGCGATATACAAGTCGAAAACTTGCCACGAGAAGATAGCGGTAGGCCCGCTGAACCAGCCACCCAGACTGATACCAGTATGCACCTGCTTCTCAACACCCGATTCAACATAGACCACGCCACACCTGAAGAGAACGGAAAACTGAAGGAAATATGGGACCATGCCGTTAAACTCAGTGGCTCAAACGACCCACAGGACGTTCTATGGGAGGTAATGCACCTGAAGAACACCCTAGGGGCACCCCGACTTGGTGAGTCACCTCTGGATAAAGTCTACCGATGGGCAAAGCTCAAAAGACAACAAACTCAAATAGAAGAAGAGCTGAGGAATGTTTAAGCTGGCAGTCATCTATGAATCTGGTAAAAGGTATGTTATACCGATTGACAAATTTGAGGGTATACTGGATGAAGAGACTCTTAAAAAACTAAGAGCCAAAGCATTAAAAGAAATACAGAAACTATAATATGGCATACGACAAACAAAGTGAGGGCAGCAAAGCGTTAGACCAGATAGAGCATAATATAGATGCCTCTTCTAAACGAGTTGTTCTCCGTTACCAAGACCCCGTAAGCGGTGACTGGCTGAACCAAGTTCCTTCAAAAGTAGGAGGGGTAGACTACGACTACATTGATGTTCAACAGACCTCTGCTACAGTTGATACCTACATATTCAAAACAGGCGGTGCGGGCGGTACCACAGTCCAGACTATTGTTCTCACATTCACGGACGCAAACAAAACGGACATCGACTCCGTAGCTTGGACTTAAATTGGGCTACGCACTAAACCTACAGTCTCTGGGCATACCTATAGACAACACAGGTAGTACAACCTCTGGTGATGTAGTCACTAACTACTATAACTTTCTACAAATAGACCAATCAGGTGGAACTTCAGACACCAACGGAGTTCTAGCTGGCTCAATTAACGGCTCTAACCAACTATTCACAACCTCTAATGGTTCGTACATAAGTGGAAGTTTAAGCGTTTACTTAAATGGTCAGCTACTAACACAAGGTTCTAGCGAGGATTGGACGGAGACAGACCCTAGCTCTGGTACGTTTACCCTAGCTTCAGCCCCGCTAGCAGGTGACGATATAAGCACTGTCTACATTACCCAAGAATCTACAGGTGGTGCAGTGATTACAGGATATGTGTCAAAGAGTACTACCTACACAGCCTTAACTAGCGACCATATTATCGACTGCACAGGGACATTTACCCTCACGCTTTTTACAGCCACAACAGTAGGTCAGGAGTTGATTATTAAGAACTCTGGAGCTGGTACAATAACAATAGATGGTAACGCCTCCGAGACCATAGACGGAGATACATCAATAACACTAGACATTCAGTATGAGAGCGTTACGCTCATAGCGGATGGAACGAATTGGAAAATAGTCTAATGTCATACATTAAGAACGTAAAAATCAACGAACCACTTACTAGATTTAGTGAGGTTCTTACCGCTAAAAGAAACTCACAGTTTAGCTACAAGCCAACTTGGGGGATTAGCAGTCTACGCTATCTCAAGACTGAAACTGGAACTGGAGCAGTAAACATCTTACACGCTCACGTAGAATGGCTGGAGGAGTGGTAGAGTGTATAAATTACCAGAAGAAACAATCAACAAAGTTCTAGCGTATCTAGGCAAGCAACCCTACGAACAGGTCCATATCCTAATAGCAGAGATTCAGCAGAAAGTCGAAAAAGTTGATACAATAAGTAAAGATAAAAAGAAAAAGAGTAAATAATGGCCGTAACAAAACTAGTACTAGACCGACAAGCAGAAGCACAGAACTTTACGTTTGGTAGTGCAAGTGCCTCAGATGAAGCGTTGGTTGTAGTAGAGAACGGAACGGCTGCATCGACTAATCTAGTCCTCGACGTAAAAGGTACAGCAGATATCGACGGAGACCTTGGAGTAGGTGGAGACCTAACCCTTGGTGGCAACCTAAATATCACAGGCGACATCAACTCACAATCAGTTACAGACCTAGACGTAGAAGACCGAACCATTACTCTTAACTCTGGTGGCACAACCCCTACAGACGATACATCAGGTATCGTATTTGAGGGTACATCAGCAGCTACTATCGCAGCCCTTTACTACAACTCAGCCTCAGCCACTTCACTAACTGTAGGCGACGGCACGACTCAAGTAGACGTAGTGGGCGACACCTCAACTCAGACCCTTACAAACAAAACCCTCACAACTCCTACTATTGGCGACTTCTCGAACGCCACACACACTCACCAAGATGGCTCTAATGGTGGACAACTTTCTATTACCTCAGCAACTACTGGAACATTGACTGTAGCTCGTGGTGGTACAGGTGTAGTTAGCACAACAGCCTACGCAGTTCTAGCAGGTGGCACGACGGCTACTGGAGCTTTGCAGTCAGTATCAGGCGTAGGTACAAGCGGAGAAGTACTCACCTCTAACGGAGCAGGTGCTCTACCAACCTGGCAAGCAGCAAGCGGTGGAGGTTCATTCAGTGCAGTTACAGTTACAGGAACACAAGACAGCTCAAACAAGACCTTTACTCTCGGAAGTACCATTGCAAGCAGCGACCAAATCTTCCTAAACGGGCAGCTATTAACAGAGGGTGCATCTAACGACTACACAATCTCAGGCACGACTCTTACATTCACCTCAGGATTTACAGCCCCAGCCTCAACAGACGTTATAAAAGCCTACGGAAACGTATAGGAGGACAACAGCATCGCTGTAACTCAGTTTAGAGACGACCAGTTAAAGGGCGAGGTTCAAGGACCAGCCAGTTCTACCGATAACGCAATAGCACGTTATGACGGCACTACTGGTAAGTTAGTCCAAGACTCTTCAGGGGCTACCCTTAGCGACTCTTGGGCTATGACTTTATCTGACGGGGGTTCTCCTTCTGAAACCTATTCAACCCTTGAGCCAGGTGAGTTAAGCCTAGCCAAGACCGTAGCGGGCGGGACAGTCACTGTGTCTTACACTGGGGTTATTTCTGCTTCTCAAACTGTATTAGAACTATCGTGTTTTAACGGAATCGAGCTTAACTCTGGGGCTGGGGCTGGCGTAGAGATTTCCCAAGACGACCTCGAAACCAACACAATATCTGAAAGAAGTCCCGCATCGGGCGTGACTATAGACTCTGTGCTTCTTAAAGATGGTGAAGTAGACGGCAGGGACGTAGCTACAGACGGGACTAAGCTTGACGGAATAGAAGCTGGGGCAGATGTAACAGATACTACTAATGTATCCGCAGCTGGTGCGCTAATGGACTCAGAGGTTACTAACCTGACGCAAGTTAAAGCGTTTAATACCACCGACTATGCAACGGCAGCACAGGGTAGCCTAGCTGATACCGCAACCCAGCCAGCAGACATATCAGACTTCGAGACTACCACAGAGTTAAATGCTAGAGATACAGCTAACCGAGCACGAGCTAACCATACAGGCAC